CAAAGCTCGAGAAGGCACTGAAGGCTTTGGGCGTCGTTGACTTCACCAATGTTGACCAGTCACTAAAAGCAGTTCTTGGCACGCTCGCCAGGAATGAGGATGTAACGCAAACCAATGCCGTCGCCATGCAGCTTCTTGGCAAAGAAGGCGCGCGGATGGTGACGGTATGGCGTGATCTGGATGACAGTGGCTCTGAGCTGAATCAAACGCTGACAAGGTTCGGGCTGACGCTCGATGCTGGCGTGCTTCAAACTGCATCTAAGGTAGGTGATGAGCTAGATCTGATGAACCTGGCATTCGATCAGCTCAAGATCAAAATCGCATCAGAATTGATGCCCGCTATTGTCAGTTTCGGCACTACGTTTCTGCAGATATTCAAGAACCTCGAGCCAGTCATCTTAGGTACGGCACGCCTGCTGGATGCGATCCTGAAGCCATTGACGAGCGCCCTGACCATCAGGGGATTACCACAAGCGCGTGGTACGACTACGACCACTGTGGGCGGCCAGGAAGTAGAAGTAATACCTGGCAGGCAGCTCAGTCTAGGGCCACAGATTGCTACTGGGTTGAGTGCTACAGGTAAGGCGCTGCAGGAACTAACGCGAGAGGTAAAGAAGGCGCCTCGTGCGGCAGCTGCGGCCAGAGGCATATCGCTGCCTGGCGGTGGCCTCACAACAGATCAGGCATTGAAGGCACTGGCTGATGGAATGAAGCATGTGGAAGAAAACGCAGAAGGCGTGGCCATTGGATTCGCCGCCATCAATGCACGCTTCCTCGAGATACTGGGTGGGCGCGTGGGCAATATCATCAGAGGCGTGCCACTCGCACAGCAGCCAGGGCTCATCCAGACAGGCGGGCCAGGTCAGCCGATTCCCGGTGGGCCAGTCTTCACAGGTGCGCCACGCCCTGAAGATATTCGAACTGAGGAACAGGCGCGCCTTGATGCGCAGTTTGATGCAATCTTCGATGACATGCTCATCAGCATCATCACCGCACAGAAGACGCTGGGCGGCGCATTTGCGGGCCTCGCACTTGGCATTGTTGACATCTTTGCTGCTGAGTTCACGAAATCGCTGCGCGAATCCTTTATCTCGCCTCTCATCCGTGACCTGACAGACTTCTTATCTGAAGGATTGAAGGATTTATTCAGCGGGCTGAAAGGCAGTGGAGGACTGAAGGGTGTGTTTGGCGGCATTGTCAAAGGCATCGGTTCAATCTTTGGCGGGTTCTTCGCGAGTGGCGGCACGCTTGGGCCTGGCAAGTTCGGCATAGCCGGCGAGCGCGGGCCTGAGCTTATCTTCGCAGGCAATCAGCCAATGCACATTGCACCAGTGACAGCCGGCAGCGCCGGCAATGTGTTCAACATCAGCGTGGGCGTGAATGCGCCATCCGGCACGGTAGACAAGCGCACACAGGACCAGCTTGCAGCTACCGTGATGAATGCTGTGAAACGCGCGCAGCGCAACGAGGGAGCCAGGTGACATGCCCACGTACGATTCCGCGAGCTTCCCTGAAACTGCCATCTTTGCCAATGGCGCGATCACTGGCGGGCCGATGTTCCAGACCACTGTAGTGCATTCAGCCAATGGCACAGAGCTGCGCAATGGCTCAAGCGGTATTCACGCGAGGCGGATATTCAGAGTAGATACGAGCACCATCACTGATGCGTTGCGCAATGAAGTGCTGGCGTTCTTCGTTGCCAGGCGCGGCCAGTCAGATTCGTTTCGGTTCAAGGACCCATTCGACTTCGAAGCAAGCGGTGAACCGATCGTGTCAGGGCAGCTCGTGAAGCGATACACCGCCGGCAGTGTCAGCTATGACCGGCCAATAGTGAAACCCAAGAGCGGCACCATCACTTTCAGCGGCGGTGGCACGCTCGATTATGAGACAGGCGTGATCAGTGGCAGTGCGGGCGGCACATGGTCAGGCGAATTTGAGATTCAGGCGCGCTTCACAGGTGACAGGTACACTGAGCGCAACTTCTTCGTTGACTGGCACGAAATACAGCTTGAAGTAGTTGAAACATTTGATTACGACCTTCCAGGAGCATCCGGCGCGAGCCTCGCATCAACAATCAGCTATGAGTTCCCATTGCCGCTCGAAGTAGGCAGAAACCGTTATGCGGATTATTCCACTTATGTCGTGCAGGGCGGTGGCTACTCAGAGGATAGGTTTGCGCAGTACTCAACCGGGCTCGTAGGTTTCGAAGGCAACGTCCTGTGTGCTGATCGCACTGACCTCGAGACGCTCATCAGTGCATTCCTCTGTGTGCGCGGCCGGCGCACTGCATTCCAGCGTGAATCGTTCAATGTTCGCTTCGACAGGGATGCGCTCGTGATTGGCTATACCGGCAACGAGTCGTTTCAGTGCCCAATCGGGTTTGTAGGGATTAACTAGCCTATGCCTCGAAACATACCAGCAGCACTGGCGTCGCATATCCAACTGGGCGGCACTAGCCTCTGCGAGCTCATCAAGGTGACGCCAACTGTGGGCGCTGTGCTGGCATTCACGAATCACATCCAGAACCTGACTGTGGATGGGCAGCTCTATCTGGCCAGACCTGGGATGCGTGTGAGTGAGGTCAAGAGCGGGCTGAAGATGGAAATTGATACCTCGCAGGCACAGGGGTTCTTCCATTCAGGTGTCATCACTCTTTCAGACATTCTCAAGGGCAAGTTCAGGGATGCCGTATTCGAGCGGCGATTTGCCAACTATGACACTCCATCAGATGGTGGCTACACGTACCAGTCAGGGCAGATCGGACGTGTGGATATTGCTGATAATTCCTTCACTGTGGAGCTGCGCGGGCTGATCCAGAAGCTATCGCAACCTGTGGGGCGCGTGACCTCGAGGATGTGCGATGTGCAGCGCGTGGGTGACGCTCGATGCAAGTTCAATCTGGCAACTACACATTACATTGACGGGACGCCATTCACGCAGAACCTCACAGTAAGTTCGGTATTCAGTGCGAATGTCTTCGAAGTGGCTTCAGGCTACAACGTTTCATATTCCGAGAGTTGGTTTGAGGGTGGCTACCTGACCTGGACCAGCGGAAACAATGCAGGCTATACGGCGGATATTGCACGATCAATGATTCAATCACCGCCTACAACGCTTGAGTTCACATTAATGATGCAGCCAGGCGCAGATATAGCTCCAGGCGACACCTTCACCGCGACTGCCGGCTGTGATCGATTCGCAGCCACCTGTCAATTTAAGTTTCGCAATGCCTCGCAGCCCAATGGCAACTTAGTCAACTTTCGCGGCTACCCTGATCTGGCAGGCGCAATCATCTACAAGGCAGCAGATGGAATCATCGCATCAGGCGGATAGAAAAGAGATCGTCAGAACTGCGCGCAGCTTGCTCAGACCGCGGGTGATATTCCGCCCCTATGGGCGCGATCCCAAATATGGACTTGATTGCATTGGCGTCATTGACTGGGTTGGGAAAGAGTGCGGGTTGCTGCCTGCTGATTTGACGATTCCGCCTTATGCATATCCACCGCAGCGGGAGGCATTCAATCTATTCAATGAACATATGGATCAGGTGATGCTTCCAGTAGAGGGTGCAGTGGTTGTCATTGCTGATAAGGGCGGCGCACCACGGCACACCGGCATTGTGGATTGGGCTGATGAGAAGTGGAAGTGCATTGGTATTGATGTACATGGGCAGCGACCGTGGGTGACGATCATTCCTCTCAATCTTGATATGGTCTGGCGATTCTATGACTTTAGACTGGCGCAGAGTTAGCCACATCCTGGCACTGCTCGTGCTGCTCACCGCAACGGTGGTGGCTGATCCTGTTACTGCCTACCTCGTTGCTCACGGTACTGCGCTCCTTATTTCCGCCATCATTACAGGTGCGAGCTATCTGCTGCAGCGTATCCTTGCCCCGAAACCGAAGCCAGGTGAAGCCGCGCGCCCTGACCTGCAATTAACCGCATCACGTGAGAGTGAGGGCATCCCTCGCATATATGGGCGGGCGGCAGTGGGCGCCAAGGTGATTTGGCTCTCATCGGTCAGGGTGCGTTCAGTGTCACAGGGTAGCGGCAAGCGCAGCACTCCGCCCACTACGGCTTACTCAGTCTCGATGGGGCTGCTGATCTGTGAGAACCGGAATGGCTCGGTGATGGGCGTGTCTCGTATCTATGCCAACGGCAATGTGCTCTATGATCGTGATCCATCCACAATGACAGGTGCTAATCCGGACATTGAAGGCGGAGAGTTCGGGCCTTACAGGGCTGACCTGCTCTATGCGAAACGGCTGCAGATCCTGCTGGGACAGGAAACGCAGACAGAGCGCTGCCCATGGTATGCCACCAGTGGTGATAATGATGACTATCCGGGCTATCGCGGATCGGTTGTTGTCTGGCTCGATGATGTTGATCTGACGCCTTCATATAATCAAATTGCGCAGTATCAGGTTGAGGTTGTCACTTCTGATCAGGTAGTCGCAGATATTGTTGCGGCTGAATGCGACTATGCCGGCGTGAGTGCCGGCCAAATCACAAATGGTGCGCCAGTTAATGGTATCAATGGTTGGATCATAGCCGGCCCGACACCGCCTAAGAGCACCCTGGAGGCATTGTCAATTGTTGCCCCTTTTGACTGCGCAGAGGTAGATGGCAAGCTCAAATTCATAGCACAGCCGCAAGCCTCGAGCGCAACCGTTCCAGATGGCGAGCTTGGTGCAGTGTCATCCGGGCGTGAAGAACAGTCAGAGAAGGCGGTGAAGTTCGCACTATCCAGTGAGCAGAGTTTGACTGAGGTGGCGCAGCGCGTGGAAATCAGCTTCTTTGATCCGCTCTTTCAATATGAGGAAGCTACCGCTGGCTATGGTCTTCAATTCGGATCAGGTGTGGCCGTTAAAGAAGTGTATTTGCCCATGGCGTCTGATCGCACGTACATGCGGAATGTCGCAAGTAGTCTTCTTGCGCGCACGCGCATGGAAACGGATTCACTAAAAATTGAATTACCGCCCAAATATATCAAGTATCACCCTGGCGATGTTCTGACGGTGCCTGCTCCCAATGGACAGTTCCTTAATCTGCGCATCACCGATATGGAATTTACACCTGGCGACAG